GTGACGAAGTCGATCATCTTCCCCGCTGGTGGCTGGGGACTCCACGCGCGTGGATGGCACCGCGCACTGAAGGCTCAGAACAAGTCCGACAACACGATCCGTATCTACATCTATGCGGTGCGTCAGCTCGGAGAGTGGGCCTGCTCGCAAGCCGAGCCGTTCGAGGCTGACGAGACCACGCCGGACCACATCAACCAATTCATCGCTGCTCTGATCGAGAAGACGTCGGCGCCGAACGGGCACACCAACTACCGAGCCTTGCGGACGTTCTTCAAGTGGATGGTCGAGTCCGAAGAAGAGATGGACCGTTCGCCGATGGACCGCACGAAGGCTCCTGACCTGCCCGAGCAGCCCGTGCCGATCGTCACCGATGGAGGCATGACGGAACTGCTGAACGTCTGCAAGGGCAAGGACTTCGAATCGGTCAGGGATACCGCAATCATCCGGCTGTACTTCGACACGGCCGCTCGACTCTCCGAAGCGGTGATCAACCTCGACGACCTCGACCTCGATGTCGACGTGATTCGCGTTCTTGGCAAGGGGCGCAGGCATCGAACGATCCCGTTCGGTCCCAAGACCGGTACGGCGATCACCCGGTATCTGAAAGCGCGTGCCAAGCACAAGCACGCGGGCAAGCCCGACCTGTGGCTCGGCTTGCGCGGGCCGATGACTGCGGACGGAATCAAGCAAATGATCAAACGTCGCGGTCAGCAGGCGGGGATCGGCAACATGTTCGCGCATAGGCTGCGACACACCTTCGCGCACACCTGGCAACTCAAGGGCGGAAACGAAACGGACCTCATGAGGATTATGGGGTGGAAGTCGGATCAAATGTTGCGACGCTACGGAGCCAGTGCAGCAGACGAGCGGGCGCACTCGTCTCACCGCTCGATGGGGCTCGGCGATCGGGTCTAGCCGGAAGTAGTGAGCTACCTAGGTGACACAGGTGCGCTGTGCTGATGCAGTGAGTGAGGAACTGACACCAGCACAGCGCACCTTGCGCGCCAAGCTCGGCGCCTACACGTCGTGGGCCAACACGACAAACCGTACGGCTCGCACCGACGCAGCCCGGAAGGCAGCTAAGAACCGGTTTCGGGTCCTGGCGGACCCTGACGGCGTCCTGCCGCCTGAGATGGTCGAGGAGCGCGCACAGGCTCTTGAACGCGAGCACTACACGCGGATGGCCTTCCTCAGTGCGAGATCGCGCCAGAGGGGCTCTCAGGCCGACGCGTGATGGCGGCCTGGCCGATGAAGCGACCCGCCGAGCCTCGACGAACTCGGCGGGCGCGTCAGGCAGAGGTCGACTTCGTGATGCTGGGCGATGCGACGAAACAGGCCCAAGCGGAACGATTGAAGGGCACCGTTGCTAGCTCTGGGTCGGTGGAATCGCGCACGAGCACGCCAGAGGTACCGAACCCGACCTCGACGCACGCCTCGGGGTTCCCGCCGCTGTAACTCGACTTCTTGAACTGCACATGGTCCATCTAGCTGGTTACCTCCTGTGGCGAGACGCTGACAGCCGTGGCGGCGGCTGCTGCGGCTTCCGAGCAACGAACGAGGATCTTGCGAGCCTCGTCGCCCTCCGCCGCCACGGTCTACAACTCGTCCATAAGACGGTTGTAGGTCTCGATGTCGGAGGGCGTCTCGGTGTTGATCTCCGTATCGACGGTCTCAATCAGCACCCTCTCGCCGACGATCCAGAAGCCATTAGGCGGCACGACCGGGAGGCGGGTGCCCAACGGGATGATCCCGAACCGTGGTCGAAGACCGAGCAACGCGAGCAATCGGTCGATCTGCGCGACCATCACGGTTGGTGGGCAAACGTAATAGAGCAGAGCCGATTCGCAGATGAGTAGCTCGATTTCTTTCGCGTTGTCGTACAGAGCGTGCTGCCGCTCCATACGGATGCTGAGCGCCTCTTCGGTGTCGATGGGCACTTGCTGGAACGCGGCGGCGGTGTCGAAGACGTGGCGCGCGTACTCGGCGATCTGCACGAGCCCCGGCACGATGACCAACTCGAACACTCGGATGCGTCTTGCCGATGCCTCGACATGCTTGCTGTAGGTCTGTCTGGCGCTGTGTCCCTTACGTAGCTGGGTCTTCCATGACGCCTCGTCCATGACGATGCCGCGCAGCCACGAGCGCATGTGCTCGACCTCAGAAGCCGATGCCCCCGCCCCGGTCATCCAGGCGAGGACATCGGCGTCAGTGGGAGGTTGCCGCTTGTTCTCGATCTTCGAGACCTTTGTCGCACCCCAACCGAGCCGAGCGGCGAAGTCCTTGCCGTTCAGCTTGGCGACCTCGACCCGCACTCGCTTAAGTTCATCGGCGAACTCGGCGCGGCGCTCCTCTGGCGTGCTCACGGGCTCCTCGTGGGTGGCTAGGTCTTGACGAAATCCTCGTACGAGACTGCCTCAACGCAAGCAATCTTGCGCCATTGCTCGTACCGCGCCACCGTAGCGGGTTCGGTCACGATCTCCGCGCCTATGAGGCCTTGTGCCCCGTAGTGGAGTACTGCGACCTTCATCCGATCGAAGATCCAGAAGTCGTGCTCTGGTAGCCCGAGGCGCGACGCCGCAGCCTGCGTGAGCAGCCAGATTTCCTCCCCGGCTGCGAGGTTGGCTGGGGTCACCTCCATCTGCCAACGCAGGTACTCCGTCAACGGCTCGGTGAGCATCCGAACGCGTTGGAATACCTTGCCGCTCTCGGTCGCAGCCTGGATCTCGTCGAGCCAGGGGCGCAGCCAGTCGAGGTCTTGAAGGACGGGAACGCCATCCCGCCATCGTTGCCAGGGCTCGACTTCATCAGGCTGGTTGTAGGTTCCCTGCGCCTCCCACCGCCATGCCGAACTGTCGAACTCGCGGAACAGTGCGCTGAACGCCTCGCCGCTGATCAGTTCAGGCATTACACGCCCTGCGGGGCGAACTTCAGCAGCTCGACCGGGACCTCGACGAGCATCTCTCCATCGGGCAACCCGCCCTCGCGGGCTTGAGCCGTCGCGATGGCCTCGGGGTCGGTGACGACGTACCCCTGCACGACGGCGGTACCACGGTCAGTCAGGAACAAGGTCGGGCAGGACCCGCTGTTGCTGGTCGTGCCGAGGAACTCCAGTTTCATGTCTCCTCCAGAGATTGCGCGCTTGCTTGCATCCTGTTGCGCAATCTCTCTCTGAGTCAACGCCATACCGAGTGACCTCGTGCTTTGGTTGCTGCTCTGAGTAGTCATCGCGTAAGCCAACCGGGGCAAGTATGCGCAAGATTGCTCGGATTGCTTGCATTCGATCAGTCGGTTCGGGATGGTGAGCAAGCGGGACCGGCGACGGGAACACGGACGCGGTCGCCGGTTCCGCTTCCACCGACGCAGTGGCCTGCGCCGGCAGTGACGCACGCCAAGCGAAGGAAACCGCGGTGACTTCGAACGGAAGTGTCGGACGCCTCCGGGCTGTCGGCTTCGACGTCTTGCCCCTGCTTGATCGAGACGGCGTCGACCACGCGTTGCAGTTCTGGCGCTGGGACCCGAACCGGCTGTACCTCGACGTTGTCGCCGTCTTTCACGATGACTACGCGGTTGCGACGCGCCTGCCTCCACAGCGGGCGTGGGAAAGCCCCTTCACGCCGACGGCCGGGGGGCCTGTTCGCCCGATGCCACTCGAACCGCTCGCCGCTGCGTTCGAACAGCGCTTCCTGTGGACCCCTCCAGGTGACCACTTGAGGTAGCGGCAGTGATGGAACCCCAACTACGCAAGGAGATCGACGTGTTCGGTGATGCTCTGCTCTTTACCGCTGTGTACGTGCTCGGCGTGTTGTCGGTGGCCGCACTCATTCTTTGGTGGGTCGTCACCGGGGCGTACGGGCGGCACGCCGGGGCAAGGAACGAGGCGGTTTCTGTTGGAGCCCTGGAAGACAGGATTAGGGCCGAGGTACAGGTGTTGGTCGATACGACCCGACCAATCTCTCCAGAGCGGCTGTTCCCGAGACTGCCTGAGCCGCCGCGAGAACCTCCAGCATCAGTGTGGACGCTGCCTGAACTGGTTGCGGCGTAGGACATGGCTGCCAAGCTCCGCGCTGCCGACGATCGCTGGCATAGCGCGTCAATCCGCACCGGTGATCTGCACCGAGCACGGTCGATCAGTGGTCGGGAAGTCACCCCACTGTGTGACCGCGAGCCGTTCGTGCCGACCGTCTCGCCGAAAGAGCCGACTGATCCAGATCACGCGTGTCCTGACTGCATTGCGGCCCAACGTGGTCGAGGTGCAGGAAACTCCTAGCGCCCACATCGGGGGACATTGATGCACACGCTCATCGCGAGTCCGTTTCTGACTGACTTCGTTGTGGTGAAACCAGATGCCCAGGGGGCAGTCCAAATCGGCTCCGACCTGTTCGACGAGTTGCTCGTCGCGTCGTCACGGCCGGACGCCTCTTGCCCACAGTGGCTCGTTGACGCAGCTCGTAAGCGCTGGGACCTCGATCTCACAAGTGGTCCGCTTGCGCAGTTGGTAAAGGTGCGCGAGCCGTCGCCACTTGGGTACGGCCGCGCCTCCTACGAGGTGAACCTCGGATGCAACTACAAATGCCCGCACTGCTACCTCGGAACGAAGACGTTCGAGGGACTCGCCTGGCCCGAGCGCGAGCAGATGCTGCACACGGTCCGTGACTCCGGGGCACTGTGGTTCCAGATCACCGGCGGCGAACCGACGGTCGACAAGCTGTTTCCGCAGGTCTACACGACCGCGTGGGACTTCGGGATGATGATCACCCTGTCGACAAACGGGTCTGCCCTGCACGCGCCTCGGATTCTCGATCTGCTGACCGAACGGCGTCCGTATCGGATCACCGTGAGCGTCTACGGCGCGAGCGCGAGTGTGTACGACGAGGTCACTCAACGGTCCGGCTCGCATGAGCTGTTCAGGAAGGGCATCAAGGCAGCGCACGAGAACGGACTGCCTCTGCGCTTCAACCTCGTGATGACGGATCGGAACGCCCACGAACTCGACGAGATGAAGGCGTTTGCCGAGGACCTCGGCGTCTCGTACCACGTGTACTCGAAGATTTCGCCCACGATCTACGGAGGCGCGGAAACGCTGCCGTCGCAGTCGTCCGAGTTCCTGCACACTCGCAAGCCGTTCACTGGGTGCGGTGCTGGACACACGCACTTTCACGTGGACCCGTTCGGCCTGGCGAGCATTTGCAAGGTCGGGCGCGACGCGCAGTTCTCGCTCGTCGAGAAGGGCCTCGATGCGCTGCGAGAACTCGCCGGAGTCGCCGACTCGCTGATGGGGCGCACCGGCGGCTGCTCCGGCTGCAAGTTGTCGGGGAGCTGCTTCACCTGCCGTCCTCTGGCGAAGCTGTACCAGACGGCGAACGCCCCCCTTGAGCGCTACTGCCAACATGGGGGGAGGTGAACACATGTCCGTGGTGATGCTCGAACTGCTGCCTCCCTCGGCTGCTCCCGACCGCGAGGTCGACGAGATGCAGGAGGAGGAAAGGCAGGCGGCGGCACAGATGCCCGTCGCACCGCGCGTCGCACCTGACGCCGTCGTGATGCTCGACGACGTCGAGGTGCTCGGCGCATACGCGCGCTGCAACTGCGAAGCATCGGACGACAACCCGTACTGATCGGGTAGTCGCCAAACCGGGTGGCCGGACGCGCGTAGCGTCCGGCCACCCTTTGTCATGTCGGCTAGCCTCGCCCCGTTCACGGGCGAACGACGATGGTTGAGGATCATGCAAGAACGCATCGAGTGGGACAGCCTTCCCGCCGGTCTGCGCAACGCGATCGGTGAGCAGGCCGGGCAGATCACGGCGGCTCGCACTCTCTCGCAGGGGATGAATTCAGCTCTCGCCGCAGTGCTGGACACCCCCGGCGGGCAGGTGTTCGTCAAGGGCATCCGCACGGATCATCCTGGTGTCGTTGCGCAGCAACGGGAAGCGACGATCAACCCCCATGTGCGGCCACTAGCCCCCGCCCTGTTGTGGCGGCTCGATGACGCCGAGGGCTGGGACGTGCTCGCGTTCGAGTTCGTCAAGGGGCATCACCCGGACTACGCCCCTGACTCGACGGACCTCCCGGCCGTCCTGGCGGCCGTGGACACTCTGGCCTCGCTTCCGGTGCCGGATCTGCCGCTGAAGGACGCGCGTCAACGGTGGCGCGGCTACCTCGACGAAGCCGAGGCCGAGCTGCTCGGCGGCGAGACGTTGCTGCACACCGACTACAACCCGGACAACATCCTGATCACCTTGGACGGCAAGGCCCGGATGGTCGATTGGGCATGGCCGACGCGTGGCGCCGCATGGATCGACCCGTGCTGTCTCGCGCTGCGGCTGATCGCTGCTGGGCACACCGCCGCGCAAGCCGAGCAGCTCGTGAGCCGCACACGCGCATGGGCGTCTGCTCCCCGCACTGCGGTTGGCGTGTTCGCCCGCGCCAACGTCGACATGTGGACCGACATCGCGACCAGCGACCCGCAGCCGTGGAAACAGCAGATGGCAGACGCTGCCCGCCAGTGGGCAGACGGACTGCTCGCCTCGGCCTGACCCCAACTACGAGAAGAACGCCCCGCGCCTGTGAAGGCGCGGGGCGTTCGTCGTTACGGGGTCTCGTGCTTGCCGAGGTAAGTCGGCGGCTGTGTGGAGCCGAGCAGGATGCGGGTCAGCCAGTCGGGCAGGCTCGCCTCGATCTTCCGCAGTAGCGGGTACACGACGCCGAGCACTATCGGCAGGACGACGAGGTTGGTCGCGTTGCCGAGTGCGTCGGTGAGGTAGGCCGGTGCGCCGATGCTCACCAGGCCCGTGATGAGCGCTGCCCACGCGCCGGGTACGACGGTGCGAAGCCACGCGATGACGGTGTCGGACATGGTCCTCCTGTAGGGGTTGGGGCTTGCCGAGCACGAACGTGAGCTCGGCGGTTTCGGGTCAGTCCCGGTGGGCGAGTTCGTCCTCACCAGCTCGTAGCTGCGCCTCGATCTCGCCGACGCGGCGCCAGGCGTGCGCGGCGAGCAGGACGAGGACCAGGCCGAGAGCGGCCAAAGCCGCGGTGCGCACGACGGTCACCCGCCGGCCAGGCGGCGCCATGTCGCCGGCCCGACGACGCCGTCGACGTCGAGCCCGGCGCGGCCCTGCATATAGCGCACGCGGGCCTCGGTGAGCGGCCCGAAATCGCCGTCGACGCCGAGTGCGGGCAGGCTCGGATACCAGGCGTTGAGGATGCGCTGCACCTCGCTCACCGCCGGTCCGGTCGAGCCTCGCCGGATCGTCGGACGCTGACCGGGCGCCGGTGGCGTCGGCGCCGGAGCACCACCGCCACCGCCGAGGACCTGCTGCACGCGCTGCGCGGTGAGGGTGCGCGCGGAGTTCCACGAGAGTTCGACGTGCAGGTGATCGTGGTGCGGGTGGGTGCCGTTGTACGGGCGCCATCCGGCGTTGGGGTAGGAGCCGGACCAGATGCGCCGGTTGTAGATGACGCACTGCACGCCCAGCTCGGCCGAGCTGTTGATCAGCTTGTCGGCGAGCACCTGCGCCCATCCGGCGCCGACGGGCACGCCGAGATCGGTCGCGCGGCCCTCGCCGTGCAGGCTGGTCGTGTTGCTGCCGGGGATGACGGCGCAGTTGTAGATGCCGAGGTTGTAGCCGCCCTGTGCGCGGTAGGCGCCGAGGAACCACGCCATGAGCGCCTGTGCGCCGCTGGTGGGTCCGCCAGTGCAGGACTTCGCTTCCTCGTATCCGACGTAGATGCCCATGTTCAGGCCTCCTCGGTGACGGGGGTGGCGTCGGCGAACGGCTCGACGTAGTCGGCGTGCGTAGGGTCCGTGATCGGTTCGGGCGTGAGGTCCAGCGCATCGGGGCCGACGACGTCGCCGGTGTCGGGTGTCGGTGCGGTCATGAGTTCCTCTCCGGTCGGTACTGCGGTTGGGCGTGCGCCATCGGCCGACGCACTCGGTGCGTCGGCTGGTCGGCGAGTTCGGGCTAGGTGGTGTGCAGGCTCGGCGCGAGCTGCTCGCGCACGACGTCGCGATCGAGGGCGATCTGCCCGGCGTCGCGGGCCACGAGCGAGCGCAGTTCGGCGAGCCCGCGGTCGTCGACGATGGTCACGCTCGTGCGGATAGCGTCGATCTCGTCCGCGCGCATCCGGCGGGCCTTGGCGGTGAGGTCCTCGACGTCGTTCTCGGCCTGCTCGATTTCCTGCGTCATCTTGACCAGCAGGTCGTCGCTGATTTCGGCGTCGCTGCTGGCTGTGGCGCCTCCGAGGTGCGCCCGTGCGTACAGGGCGAACACGCGTGCCTGCTGCGCCTCGGCGGCTGTGTAGAGCGAGGCCTCGATCGTTCCCGGCGGGAGCGGTTCGCCTCGGTAGCTGTGCAAGCGCCAGTCGAGGACGATCAGCGGGTTGTCGACGCCGTACAGCTCAAGGTCGGCGGCGATCGCCGAGCGTGGCAGCACATACAGCTCGATCCCGAGGTCGGTGCGCTGCGTGATCCGGTAGCACGGGCCGAGGCCCGGTTCGTCGGTGATCTCGGTACTGATGATCTCGATATGCATTTCAGGCAGTCCTCACGATCAACCAATGGATGTCGATCTCGGCGCCGCGAGACCAGTTGAACTGAAATCCCCTGTTGTCCCAACGTGTTACGCCCCAGGTGACGCCGTCTTGTGGGGCACCGGTGACGATCGTGCAGTGCGGGACAGGGGAACCGACGGTGACGGTGCCGCCGTGGTCGATGCGGATCGAGAAGGCGCCGGGGTTGACGTGGGTGATGCCGAACCCGAGCATCCGGGTGTTGGACATGCCACGGGGCAGGATGCCGTCGATGAACAGCTTTCCGCCGCCCTCGGCGTTCATGCTCACGCTGGTGTTGGTGTCCCCGAACTGCTTGCCCAGGAACCACGCGCCGCCCTTGCGCATGATCAGGTCGACGCGGCCTGAGCTGTTGCCGGTCTGCTCGGCGGACAGCGCCCACAGGGTGCCGTCGTCACGGGCGTGCACGGTGGGCTCGAACCCTGGAGATCCGGCCAGGCCGGTGAAGTGGATGCCGGGATAGCCGCCGAACGCGCTCGACGTGACGATCGCCCGGACACCGCTAGTGCCGGTGCGCAGGGTGCCCGCGATGTCGGCGGCGCCGGTCGCCCCGGAAATCTCGACGGTGCGCGTCCCGGCGGAGTTCCACGCGTGAATGCCGTCCTCGTCGAGCTGCACGCGCGGGTCGTCGTCCGAGGTGCGAATCGTGGCGCCGGTGATGGTCTTGCCGTCGATGGCATCGGCGGCGATCTTGCTTGCGGTGATGGCTCCGGCGCGGATGGCTCCGGCTGTGATCGAGCCGACGGCGAGCTGATCGGCGGTGATGCTGTTCGCGACGATCTTGTCGCCGTAGATCGGTTTGCCGACGAGGTCGGGCGGCACGAGCGGGCGCGTGCTGATCGTCGCCGGGTCGGACACGGCCGAGGTGTTGCCGCTGCGGTCGGCGGCGACGAGGTGGAAGCGGCGGCCCTGGTTGTACGGCTGGTCGGTGACGACGATGCCCCCGGCGCCTTCCAACTGCCCGACGCGTACCGGTCCGGTCGAGGCGGGCGGCTGCACGGTGAGCGTGCCGACGGATGCCTGCGGCCATTCGAGGTAGACCCCGGCGGCCGTGCCGTCCAGCTCGGCGAACTCCGACTCGGTAAGCGTGTTGGTGTGCACGGAAGTTCCGTTGACGAACACCTCAACCGCACGGCCGCGCACCGCCAGGGCGAGCGTGAGCCTGTCGAGCGAGGCCCCGGCGGGCAGCGTCAGCGGTACCTCGCGGTTGCTGGTCGCGGCGTCGACGTAGAGAACGAGCGGGTTGGCCGTGTCGTTGCGGCGTACCAACGCATACACGGCCCGTTCCTTGTACGGCCACTCCTGTGACGGCCCAGGGGCGTACCGGACGTAGACCCCGGCGCGGTACTGCGTGCCGACCTTGAGATCAGCGGCGGTGACCGTGTAGTCCCGCGCGCCGGTGTCCCTGGTCGCCAACAGGTCCGAGCCGCCGGTGATGGTGAGCTTGTTGCCCGCCACGGTGTACGCGGGCGCTCCGCCGCTGGACGAGTGCAGGGCCGTCCACAGTGCAGGGTCGAGCTTGTTGTCGCTGTAGGTCCAGGTGTCCGACCACAGCGGGGCGTCGCTGCTCGCCTGCATCCACACGTCGACGTGTGAGAAGTCGCTCGGCATGATCTCGCCTGCGGCGCCCTTGCCGTCCCAGTCGACATGGATCACGCCGAGCCTGGTCGACAGGCGCGGCGCCGATGGCCGCGGTGGTGCCTCGGCGTCGGCGGCGATGGTGACGGCGTAGGTGTTCGACCACGGGCCGATGACCCCGGCGCGGCTGACGGCACGGACCTTGAACGCCCACTCGGTGCCGACGTCGTAGGGCGAGCTGGTCGCGGTGTTGTCGGGGTGCTGGGTGTCGGTGAGCTTGGACCAGGTGAGCCCGGCGACGTTAGGTCGCTGGTACAGCTCGTAGCGGGCGACCTCGATCGCCGTTCCGTCGGTGGCCTTGTCGACGGTGCCCCACGTGGCGGTGATCTGCCCGCGCGCGGCACCGTCAGAGTCGAGATATGCGGTCGTCGCGACGATCAGCCCGGCCGGTGCGGCGGGGTCGCGCGTGTCCGGGCCTTCCGGTGCCGGGCGAGTGCCCGAGCCGCCGCTCGCCGTCGAGCCTCCGACAATGCCCGCGGTGCGCTTGGCGAGCCGCAAGTCGCGTTCGAGGAACCGGTCGTTCAAGACGAGGTTGCCGCCGAGCGTGCCCGCCTGGTCGCGAGTGAGGGCGATCTGCCGGACCCGCAGCGACGCGAGCGAGCCACCGTCGCCGGGCGCGAGCACGTAATCGCCGGGCCGGTAATCCCGCAGCGGCAACCACTTCGCGGCACCGAACGACACGGCACGGGTGATCTGCACGCGTTCGCGGCCGGTGCGGTCGAGTTCGGCCTGCGCGAGCAGCCGCATGGTGCCCTCGTCGCGCACCCCGCCTTGGGTGATGAAGCTTTCCCAACGACCCCAAGGGGTTGGGGCGTTGGGGTTGGTCAGTTCGAGCCTGGCGGTGCCCTCGCCCTTGACGTAGACGGCGGATGCGAGTTCCTCGAACGTGCCCTCGTCCGGGGCGTCGGTGACGTCGCGCCCGAGGCGCAGGTCGACGGGGGCGCCGCCGGCTGTGAGGTCGCGGGCGAGGACGGTGTCGGCGTTGAAAAGCCGCAGCGTGCGGCTGGTCATGACCCAGTCGACGACGCCCTGCTCGGCCAGGTTGTCCACCACGGTGAGCACGTCGATACCAGGTTCGTAAGCAATCGTGAGGACCTTGGCCCACGGCTGCCCGGCGCTGTCGGCGCTCGGCGTGAAGTCGACCGCGAGACCGGGCAGCGCGCCACGGGCCTTGGCCTCGCCGAGCAGCGTCGCGACCACCGTGCCAGCCGTGGCCGAGGCAAAAGGGCGCTTGCCCTCGGCGTTGTCGTGCTGGGAGGGGAACAACCGGGCCTTGCGCAGCATCCACGAGTAGGCGGGCAGCTCGAACGACCGCGTCCCGGTCGGATCGACAACGTTGCCCGATCGCTTGATGCGCAGGAACCGCCCGCCGAGGATCTCCGACCAACCTCCTGCAGAAGGGTCGTAGGCCTCGACGGCGACCTCGATCGGGTTCGCGAGCAGGCCGGCGCCCGGTGCTCCGAGCGCGTAGGACAACCGCAGTGAGCCGACGTCGTCGAGCGGCACGGCCACGTCGAGCGAGAGCGGAGTCGGCAGCACGCCGAGACGGGGACCGTTCGGCGTGTGTGCGACGAGACGCACGTCGAAGCTCACAGGTACGCCCTTCTCGCTCGCAGCTCGACGAGCGTGGTGTCGCTGGTGCCGGTGCCCTCGACGAGCACCTGCACACCACGGTCGTGTGCCGATGTCACCGGCCGAGGCGTGAGCGCCAGGAACCGCGAGCCAGAGCCGGGGCCACCGGTGACGACGCGTCCGGTCGCGTTCGCTTCGGTGCCGTCGAACGACACCGACGGCGCCTCGTGCGCGTCCATCCGTCCGCAGTGCACCCGCAGCGCCCGCCCGGTCGCCAGGGCGCCGGGGTAGCCGACCCATCCACCGGTAGCGGTGTCGGTGATCCGCAGATCAGTCATCGGCCCGGTGATCCGCAGGACGGCGTCGACAACGGGCGCGGTCGCTCCGTCGAGGATCTCGACCCGCTGAACTGCGCCGATCGTGCGCGTGGTCCAGGCGGACGCCGTCGAATCGCGCCAGTACACGCCGGGCACGCGCAGCACCACGGCGAGCCGAGCACGAGCGGCACCGATCCACACCTGCGGTTCGGACGCGGAGATCACCGCGGCCTCGGCGGCGACCTCGCCGATACCGGGTGCGGCCCGGTATCGGACGTCGAGCAGCCGGTGCCGCACACCGAACAGCGCGTACAGGGCTTGCAGGTTGGCGTCGAGCCCGGCGGCGCCACGATCGACGCCGTCTGGGCCGACGCCACGCACTCCGAGGTGCAGGCCGATCGTGGTCGCCTCGACGTCCTCGCCGACCATCGGCAGCACACCAGCGCGACCGGGCACGGCGACGGACGCGGCCCGCACGCCGGGCAACGGGCGGACCTGCGTCCCGGTGAGCAACTTCCAGCAGCCCGAGGGGTGATCGAGCGTGACACCGTCCACTGTGTACGTCGCCAGGTCAGATCACCCCCAGCGCGCCCGCGTACTGCAACGATCGGTTGACCGTCGTCGAGGTCGGCTCGGCCTGCGGGTAGTGGTTGGTCACGTGCACCACCGGACCCGCAGCACGACGCGGGTCGAACGGGTCCAGCGAGCCCGAGCCTGTACCGGTCGGCGTGGCAAGTCGGGGCGCCGGAATGACCACCTTGGGAATCGGCGGAAGTGCTGCCATGTCAAGGAAAGCGCGGTCCACCGCACCCGACATGCGGCCAAGTCCGACGACGAGCCCCTCGCCGACGTGCACGCCTGCCTCGGCGGCGAGGCGCGACGGCGAGCGGATGCCGAAGAAGTCCAGCACGGAGCCCCACGCCGATTTGACCATCCCGAGCAGCTTGTCGCGGATGGCGCCCGCCATCGACGAGAAGCCGCCGAGCAGGCCTCGGATGATGTTCACGCCGGTGTCGTGCAGCAGACGGCCAAGGTCGCCGAGCGCGCCGAGGATGCGCTGCGGGATGCCCCGCAGCCAGTCGACCGCCTCGGACCACTTCTGAACGATCCAGTCCTTGACCTGGCCGAACCAGGCACCCACCTTGCCGGGCAGCGAGCCGAGCCAGCCGACCGCGTCGAGCACCCACTGAACGGCGAGCCGGACCCCGGCAACGATCGTGTCCCAGTGCTTGATGATCAGGCCCGGCAGGCTCCAGTTGAGGAACAACCACAGCAGGAAGTCGACGGCCTTCTGCACCGCGCCGACGATCCACTCCCACGCTGTGCGTCCGGCCGCAACCAGCCAGTCCCACGCGGCGCCGACGGCCGCAACGATGGTGTCCCAGTTGGTCACGATCAGCACGACGAGTGCGATCGTTGCCGCGACCAGCAGCGCCCACGGGTTGATCATCATGAGGACGTTCAGCACGCGGACGGCGACGCCGACGACCTGAAACGCTTGTGCCGCAGCGTAAAGACCGATCGCGAGCGGGCCGAGCCACACCATGTTTTCCGAGAGGAAAGTAGCCAGGTCCAGCAGCAGCGGAGTAGCGACGATCAGGGCGGCGGTGAGCACCGAACCGAGCTGCGTCGCGAGCTGCGCGAAACCGGGCACGAGCGCGACGACCACCGGGGCGAGTTGCCGCAGCGCGGTCAGCACCACGCCGGTGACCACGCCCGAGACCGTGCCGAGCAGTGACGCGAGTGAGGCGAGCGCTTGCTGTCCCTCGAACGACTCCAGGAACCCGCGCACCATGCCCGTGACCCGCGTGAGCGTGTCGAGCAGGCTCGCCCCGCCGGTGTCCAACGCGCCGTAGACGGCGCCCACGATGCCGAACAGGTTGCCGAACACGTCGCCGAGCTGCCCCAGCGTGGAAATGCCGGCCGAAATCCACTCGCCGAGCCGACCGCTTTCCCTTGCCTGGCTTACGAATTCGGCCGCTGACTGTGCGGCCGAGCCGAACCCATCCGTCATGCCGGGCAGGAACGTCGTCCCGACCGCGACCAGGTCGAGCAGGATCGACACGAGCGGCTGCACCACCGTGGTGGTGTTGCCGATCGACGTCCGGACCTGCCCGAAGATCCCCGAGACGGTCTGTACCTGGTTGGCCTCGGCGAGGAAACCGGCCGTCCCGCGCGCTGCGGTGTTGAACTCCGCGGTGATCCCCGATAGCCCGGATTTCAGCACGGGCAGGTATCCGCTGCCGAGTGCCCGCATGTCGTCGGCGAGCCCGGCGAACAGGTTCTCTTGCGTCTCCTGCTTGACGGCTTTCCACGCCGGAGCGAGGTCCCGCACGGCGAGCGCGGTAGAGCGTGCTGCGGGCGAGAGCTTTTCGAGGCTCTGCGCGAACTTCTCCGGATCGTCCATTGAGGACATGGCATCGCCGAACCCGGACATGCCGACCTTGGCGGCGAACATGCCGACACCGACCGCGACACCGATAGCGGGCAGCAGCGCCAGGGCGCCGCCGAGCGAGGCGACGATCGGCACGACCCCGTGCACGACCGACGACGCGGTCGCCACGTTGGACATTGACAGCGCGAGGCGCCCGAACGACGTGCCCGCCCGGTTGCCGACGTCCTCGACCTTGTCGGCGTACTCGCGGAGCCTGCCGAGCCCGGCGCCGAACCCCTTGCCCGAGGCCTCGCCCTCGGCGACGAACCGCCCGCGCAGGTCCCGCAGGCGGCCGTTGGCGTCGCGGCTGAACTTGTCGAGGTCGCCTCGGCTCTTGGCGAGGCCTCGGTTCCAGCCGCTTCCGTCGATCTTGAGGAACCCGACCAGTTCGCCGATGGTCAACGCCACGGGGCATCACCCCCGGCGGCTGGACGGGCGCCTACCGGTGGCGCGGCTGGTGTTCCGGGGGCGCGAACGCGCGGGCGAGCCTGGACTCGCAGGACAGCAGCCCGGCGACGCGGACCCGCAGCCACCGCCACGACCGGGCGGCGAGAATGCCCGACTCGACGTCGACGCCGTAGACCTGATGCAGGTCAGCCTCGACGAGCTGCCAGCGTTCTAGGACTTCCGCCCACGTGTGGCCGTCGCCTTCGTCGTGGTCGAGCGGGTCCGGGTCGTACCACTCGCGGAGCCCTGTCGCCGGGTCGATCGGTCCGCCGCGCGTCGCGTCGTCCGATTCCCGGCCGTCTGGTTTGGGGAGCCTGCCGCGTTCCAGTAGGCCTCTGCGGTCTCCCGGTTGAACGCGGCATCGAGCCACGCCGTCATGCCCGCGACCTTGAGCACCGGCCACGGCACCCGGTCGGCGAGCATCTCGTCGTAGACCGGGCCGAGCGCCCGCTCGAACAGGTCGGCCTCTTGGTCGTCGTCGAGCGCGATGTCGTCCGGGTTGAACGCCTCGCCGCTCTCCGCTGCTTTCGCGGCCTGCGCCGCGACGGCGGCGAGCCGCTGAAACCGCAGACCGGTCTCGGCGTCCACCGGTGGCACGACGTAGGTCTTTCCCTTGTAGGGCAACGACAGATCAGCGTCGAGCACCTCGGACAGATCAACGAACGCCATCAGGCGACCTCCTTGCCTGTCGCGGCGACGCTCGCGCCCGCCGGGTTGGTTGCGGGGTTGGTGATCTCGACCGGGGCACCCTGGCCGTTCAGGGTGAAGTTGAACGGCTCAAGGTCGGTCTTGCCGCCACCCTTGGTGAACCCGGACACCGTCGAGGTGCCCTCGTAGGCGTCGGGTGAGCCGTCCTTGCGGTACCAGCGGACGTGCAGGTTCGCGGCGAACCCGACGATGCGCGCGGCCTTGCGGATGGCTTCCTGTCCGGGGTCCGGGGTGAAGGCCTGCGCGTCGGTGCGCTTGCGCTTGCCCTCGGCCTCGATCGACCAGGTTCGTTGTGTGACAACGGAACTACCCCAGCCGTCATCGTCGAACGAGCCGTCGTCTTCGGTGTTGTCGTCGGTGGTCTCGGTGAAGCTGGTCAAGCCGCCAATGCGCGTCCACTGCGGAGCGGTCGCGCCTGCGGTGCGGGTATCGACTTCGAGTGTCCAATCCTTTGCAAGTAGAGACCGAAGGGCCAACCGACTACCTCCTGAACATCTGAGACCAAATCGTTTCGTCTTTGCTTCCGAGTTCTTCGCGCATGATTGCTATCGCCGCTTCGCGGTTGTCTCGAATATTTTCGGCAAACCGTCGCAGCTCGGCAGGGCTTACTAGTCGACCTTCTTCGCCAATGTAGTAGACGACTGAATTTTCCGATGGCGGAGAGAATATGCGTGCGCGAAGTTCCGAAGAGGCAATGAGGGTGACTTTCTGAGCTGTAGCACGAAAACGCTCGGTAGCTCCGCTAAGGCGGGCCTGAAAGTCATGTGCCGAGTAGTAGGCTTCGCCCCCGTCAACTACGTATCGGAAGCTGTCCGTCTCAAGCGCTGCGTATTCGCACTCCTTGAATGCGCCGAGCAGTTCGCTGTAAATCTCAATTTTGCGGTCGCGCCAATCGAGCATGTTGCGATGCTCCCGCTCTGTATCGTTCTTCTCTTGCTCGCGTTGCCACCGCAAATCCTCACGTTCTTGCTCGCGTTTCCATCGGCGGTCTTCGCGCCATGCGTTAATCAGTTGGCCGCATATAACTCCTGCCAGTCCGATTACGCCAACGACTAGCGGTACCCATATAGAGACCTGGCCTGCACCCATGTGCGCAAATGTATCGGCAGGCGTCACGAACGGTGCGCGCCTGGCCGATGCGCTGTGAGCTGGTAGGTATCGGCGTGCTCGTAGCGGCCGGACTGGTCGCGGCTCATCGGCACCGACGAGGTGCGCATCACGAGGTGGACAAAGACGCCGCCGAGGTCGAGGTGCGTCGCGCCGTGCAGCAGGTCGAACACGTCGTCGAGGCGGTCGAAGACCTCGCGCGGGTCGGGTCCGTCGCTGCGGGTGCGGACTTGCAGGCCGAGCACGCTGTCGGCCTGGTCGACGTCGTCGAACAGCGGATACAGGGAGAGCACCAGGACGCGCGCCGGTGCGGCGGGCACGGTGCCGATGACGATGCCGACCTCGGATTCGAGGTAGTTGCCGGCCCGGCGATAGATCCCGATGCCCTCGGCGGCGAGGTGCTCGGCGAGGCCGTGCGCGAGGGTGCGCGTCCAGCTCATGTGCCGAGCGCCTTGCGTACCTGCGCCTGCACCAGGCGGGCGACGAGATCGGCCTCGGACGCGAGCGCGCGTTCGAGGTACTTCGGCCCGCCGGTGCGGTGGTGGTAGTCGAGTTCCTCGTGCTGCCGTGCGGCATACGGGGTGTCGTAGGAAACGGCCGCGGTGAGCGCGTCGGGGTCGTGGCTCGCGGTCGCCGAGTTCCGCAGGGCCGCCGTGTCCAGCGGTGCCAGGTTCACCGACACGCCGCGCACGTGCTCGGCGCCGAGCGCCAAGCCGCGCGCGGCGCCTTGGCGTGCCTGCTCGGTGACGGCCGCGCCGTTCCACTCGACGCGGACGCCACCGTTCCCGCTGATCTCGACCGCCATGCCGCACCCCCAATCGGTCAGGTGAGAGCGATCTCGGTGTGTGACCAGCTCGACGGGTGGGCGAACAGGCTCGCGGTGATCACGCGCCCGGTGCGTTCGAGCGGAGTTCCTTGCCAGACGGTCACTTTCGAGCCGACCGGGATGCGCACGCCCGGTCGCGTGCGCACGGTGGACTCGCTCACGAGTTCCTCGCCGGACTGGTTGCGGACCAGGCGGCGCCGGTCCTCGACGAACACCTCGCGGACGACGACCGGGTTGCCCCACACGTCGCCGTAGGCGCCGGTGCCGAGGTAGGGGTGAACGGTGACGGTGTGCGGGAGCAGCACGGCGGGAATCTGCACGGCTTCACCCCGCAACCTGTTGTGTCACTGCGGTTTTCCGTAACCGGTTGCCCACCGGTCTGGGGCGATCGGGAACTGCGAGAGCAGCCCGGCCGTGGTGAGGATGCGCACCGCGTTCGGTGCGATGTCCGACGGCACACCAGGGTCAGCACGCTTGAGCCGAACCGTGCCGATCTGCGACTCGCTGTACTGCCCGGCGGCGCCGACCGGGTCGCCGGTCTCGTGCCACCACTCGACCACCGCGCACGTCGCGCGGCGCAGCGCGTCGCGTTCCTCGGCGCCGGTCGGGTAGCCCTGCGCGTCGACCGCGTACACGGCGGCGAGCAGGTGCGAGTCGACCAGCTCCGAGGCACGGGCGAGGCGTCGCGGCGAGTCCTCGGTGACCACGTGGGCGCCCGCGTAGTCGCGCAGCTCGTCCACAGTGGCGTACACCCGCACGGCTACGCCTCGGGTTCGGCGTCGGGGTCGTCGAGCAGCCGGGCGAGGTCGTCGCGCGAGAGGCTCTCGGCGTCCTCGCGGGTGTAGCCGCGCGTCAGGGCGTAGGCGACCCATTCGGACTTGCGGGCGCTGCGGGCCGGCTTCACCGGGGGCAGGGTGCCCTCGACGGACTCGACGGGCTCCCACACCTGCGGGAGCCCGTCGAGTCGGTCGGCCATCCACGAGCCCGGTTCGGGCACGTGCACCTCGCCGGTGCGGCGGTTCCGGTAGGAGAGCATCAGGCGCCCGCCTTGCGCTTGATCAGAACGGCGCGCTTGGGGTCCAGCGTCTTGACGCCCATGAGCGCGTCAATGCTGACGACGTCCTGCTTCTTGCTCATGTCGTAGCCGTAGATCACCCGCAGGCCAAGACCCTTGTAGTTCACGACGGAGCCCTGCCCGGCACCGATGCCTCGCGGCAGCGCCATCGTGCGGGTTGCCAGGGCGAACGCCTCGCGCCGGAAAGCGACGCTGACGTCGTCCTTGATGTTCTGGCTCATGTAGTTGTCGAAACCACGCTTGCGGCCGATCGAGGCCTCGCGCAGCGCGGTCCCGTCGTCGCCGACCTGCTGCGCCTGAACAAACAGCGGGTCCTTTTGGAACAGTGCCGTCAGCGTCGGGCTTTCGACCGCACGTCGCTCAGCGGTCGGCACGTTCGCGCTGTTGAGGATCAGCCCGGCGTCCACCAGCACATCCGACGGGTTCGGTGCCGTCGCGTTGTACTCGACGGTCTGCGTGATGTCGGCGCGCAGACCGAGCACGAGCCGGTCGGCGTACTGCGCAATGGCCTCCATCGCAGGCTGTAGGAACTGCTCGCGGAAATCGGTAATGCGCATCGTCCAGTCCTCGGACGTGACCGCGAACGACACGTCGGGGACCTTGTCGAGCGTGAGCGTGGTCGAGCCCTCACGGGCCTCCTGCAACTGGATTCCGGTCTGCCGGTTGAACTCGTTGACCTGGAAGACAGCGGGCTTGCGGATCGTGATCGTGTCACCGCTGTTGCCCGTGAAGTCGCCTTCGTAGTCGCGGTGCACGAGCCCGGCCATGACGGTCTGTTCGTACAGGGTCGCGATCGCTTCGCGGGCGATCACGTCCACGGTGAGAAGCTGGTTGGGCAAGGTCAGTTACCCCTCTTCCGGGTGCGCTTGATGTAGTCCTCGACTGAGAGCGAGCCGAGGTCGTCGGATGTGGTCGGCGAGCCGCCGGTGATCTCTCCGCCGCTGCGCTGCGGCGCGGCGGAAGTCGTTGCGAGCCTTGGGTTTGCCTTCACCGCGTCGGCGATGGCGGCGGCGACCTGCTCACCGAACTTCGCGTCGGCGGGGTCGAGGTCGGCGACGCGGCGCCGGAACGCGGTCGAGTCGAGCAGCGCGTCGGGGTCGGCGTTCGCGGCGGGCGCGGCCCTGAACACGGCCAGGTCGACCGCGCGCTCGCGCGCCTCGGTCTGCGCGGCGGTGAGCTGGTCGGTGACCTGCTCGACGGTCGGCGGGGTGCCCTCGGTGCCGATGCCGAGCGCAGCAGCGATCTTGTCGACGACGCTCTGCTGCCCCTCGGCCTTGCTACGCCACTCGGCCAGCTCGGCACGCAGCGCATCGACGTCCGGCGCGTTCTGCTCCGGCGGCGTGGTCGCTGCGCCGGTGCCCTCGTCGCCAGGCGGCGGGGCGGTCGGGTCGCCGGTGGACTCCGGCGACGTCTCGGTCGGGGCACCCTCGCCGGTCTCGGCGGAGACGGGTGCGGACATGGGCAGACCTCCTAGGCCAGCAGTGGGGGAAGGGGAGACAGCGCGCCGAGCCGAGCGGCGGGCGCACCACAAGATGTGGTTAATACCCAGGGGTATTGACCACATCTTGTGGTGAGAAAGCGGACGCGCGGCTAGGTCGCGTAGTCGACGGGCAACGCGGCGGTGACTCGGCGGAACCCGGCCCGCCACGCGATAGCGAGCGATCGAGCGGGAGCTCGAGTTGCCCCATCAGCGGTCCGGTACGGGTTCGAGGCTGGTCGCCGTTGCTCGGCGGCGCGCTGTCCGGCGTCGTAGGCGGCGAGGACATCGGCGGTGTGGGTCACTGCAACCAGTCCTCTCCGCCGGTGCGGCGCCCGGCGTCGCGGGCGATGGCGGCGTTGCCGAGCAGCCATGCGGCGTACTCGTCGAAGGACATGCGGCCGTGGTCGTCCCACCAGCCGAGCAGCTCGTCGGATGCCCACTTGCGCGCCCGGCGAACGGGGCCGGTGAACAGCTCGCGCGGGTCGATGCCTGCGGCCTCGCCCGCGTTGTTGAGCAGGTAGCCGTTGGTGTCGGCCTCGGCCTGCCAGAACTGTTCGGCGACGTAGTCGCGATACGAGGCACGGGCCAACTCGTCGAACCCGCGTCCGGTGTAGCCGTCGGCGCGTAGTCGCCGGATGGCGTCTTCACGGTGCAGCTTCTCGACCGTGGTGCCGGTGACCTGCGCCCACGCGTCCTCGTCGTCTATGCCGTCGGCGATAAGGCGTTCGTACTCGGCGAGCTGCTCGGCGCGGCGTTGCTCGCGCTGCTGTTCGCGTCGTTGCCGGTCGCGTTCGCGGCGGGCCTCGGCGGCGTCGGCCTCGGCCTGTCGGCGGTCCATCTCGGCGAGCACCGCGTCGACCGCGTCCTCGTCGTCGGCGACCTCGGCGAGTCGGGCGTCGAGGTCGTCGTCGGTGAGCGCGGCCAGCTCGGCGGCGAGCTGCTCGCGCGCCTGCTGCTCGGCCTGCTCGGCGGCGAGGCGTTCCTGCTCGCGTCGCCGTGCCTGCTCGGCCGCGACGGCGTCGAGCCGTGACTGCTCGACGGTGCCCTCGACGACGTGCTCGTCAACGGCCTTGCGGCGGGCGAGGGCTTTGCCCGCGTTGCCGTGCCCGAGGTTGGTCTGCTCGCGGTAGCGCTTGCGGTTCAACCCGGTGGCGTCGACGTGCTCGCGGATCTCGGCTTGCAGCTCGCGGATACGGGCCTGTGCCTTGCGCGCGTCGGTGTCGTCGAGCGCGCCGGACTTCTTGCGCTTCTCGCGCCGTACCTTGCGTTCCAGCTCGCGCAGGTGCTCGCGTTCGTCCTCGGCGGCCTGGTCGTGCTTGGCCGGTGCGGCGAGCCGGGTCACGCCGGGGATGTACGGGAGCAGCGTGTGCCGACAGTTGGGGTGGAACAGCCCGGCGGCGCGGGCCTGCTCCACGGTGGCGGCGACCTCGACCTCGATCGGCTCGCCGGTGAGTTCGTTCTCGACGGTCCGCCGGCCCGCACCGCCGGCCCTGGCAAGGATTTTTCCTTGCCACACAGAGCACAGCTCGCACCCGTCGGTGGTGTTGGAGACGGTGACCAGCTCGACGCCGAGCTGCTCCATGCGCGCGAGGTGCCCGTCGTTCCACGCCCGTGCGGTCGCCGTCCGCACGGCCATCTCGGTGTAGCTCGCCAGGTTCCATGCCCGGCCGGACCGGTCAACGAACCCGGTCACGCCTTGGGAGACCAGGCGGTCCCAGGCGGAGCGTTGCGCCGAGCGGGTCGTCGCCATGCCGAGCAACTGCAACGGCGCTGCTGCGGCTACCGCGACTTGGTAGGCGTCCTGCGCCCACCGCAGCACCCGCAGATACAAGGCGTCGAGGCGCGACGTCAGGTCGGCCGCTAGCAGCGCGGCGGCGTCCATGCCAGGGATGACGTCGCGCAGTGCGGCGAGCTGGGAGCGGTCGAGTGCCCCGGCGTCGGCGAGCTGCGCGAGGCCTGCGGCGGCGCCCGCGCGCCAGGCGGCGAGCACCGCCTCGGCGGCGGCCGTCCCGGTCTCGGCGCGTAGCTGGGTGAGCATCCGCTCGACGGCGAGCCGGACCTCGCGCACCGCAGAGGCCTTCTGCGCGGCCCACTCCGGTACGTCGTTGCCGATGCGGGCGCGGCGGGCGATGTCGGCGAGCAGCCGCGCCTCGGCCTCGGTGAACACGGCGAGGATGTCGCGGGCGAGCTGCTCGACGACGTCGCGCGGGTCGGCGTCAGGCGACGGTTCCCAGGCCATCGGCGCCCCCGTCCTGCGGACCGCGCCAGGTAGCGGGGTCGGGAACGTTGCGGCCGGTCTCGGTGAAGATCCGGGCGACCTCGGCGTCGACCTGGTCGTCGTCCCAGTCGGGGTGCACGATCCGCACCCGCACGTCGGTCGACGCGGCCTCGGCGGCGAGCAACGCCTGCGCGGTGCGCGCCAGGTCGCCGACGTCGGCCTGCGCCTGGTCGCCGAAGCTCACGACCGGGTCCTCGTCGAGCGCTACGCCGGGCGTGCCGAACACGTGCCTGTCGACGTCGAGCAAGGCCGCGGTGATCGGTGCGAGCGCGGCTGACCAGTAACGCGACTTCTTGTCGCGGGTGGTCTCCGACAGCTCTCGCCGGTCGACGACCTCGGTCGCGGTGACACCGGTCGCGCGGCCGTTCGTCTCGCCGAAGCTGGACGGCGAGTACCCGGCGGCCCGCAAGATGTCGTGCGTGATCTGCTCGGCCGTGGCCTTGTGCTCGGCGACCCTGATCTCGAACTGCGTCGCTGTGATCGGCTTGGACTCGCTGCGGCCGGTGAGCATGTTCAGCTCGGTGAACACCTCTTGGTCGTCGTCGAACATCGCGCCCTGACCGGGGCCGAGCGGTTGCAGGAACCCAGCGGGCACGATCAGCCGCGCGCGGGCGAGCCGGACGTCGCGGACCCATGACGAGTACACCTCGTCGAGTACGTCGAGCAGCGGCTCGACGCCGTCGAAATCGCTGCGCCCCAACGGACGCAGCGCGGGCACCGACCGCCACTCACGTGACGGCCGGATGTTCGGGCAGTACGTCGCGGTCAGCCGACGGGTACCGGTCTCGATCGCCCCGTCGGCGTCGACCAGCTCGGCGGCCCACGCCGTCGACGGGTGCTCGGTGAGCGGGACGGCGCGACCGAGCTCATCCTCCGTGCCCAGGTGCAGCGCGTGCACGATGCGGCCCGCTTCGTGCCGTTCGAGGTGCCGGAGCACCTCGGCGCCGTCGGACTGCGCGACGGTCTGCCAGAAGGTGACGGCGTGCAGCGTCTTCCAACGCCACTCGGGTACGGCGGCGTCGGCGTCGACCGCGTCGAGCATCGGGTGCGGGCGAACGTCGCCGTCCCACACCACCCGCATGTACGCGCCGCCGAGGGCGGCGGCGACTTCGGCCGCTTCCAACAGTGCGCTGTGCGTCTGCGGGGTGTTGATGATCCGGTCGAGCCGCACCTGCGCGCTGGAGTTCTCGACGCGCACGCGCGGCGGTTCGGCGAACAGCAGGTCGGACGACATGGTTGCCAGGTCCGACGCGAGCGGGATGTGCACGCGGGTCCGCTGCTGTCCACGCGGCGAAACCGGGCGCCCCCAAAAGAAACGGCTCACCGCACCGACCAAGCCACCCCGGTACTGCGACGGGCGCGAGTGGATCACCGGGCCGTTGCCGTAGTGCGCGGCGAGGTCCTCGGCCTTGCCCACGTACCAGGCGTTCCACTCGCGCATCTTGCTCGCTGCAATGTCGAACGGCTTCGGGGGCCACTGGTCGCGCATCGGCGTGACCTCCTGTCCTCGGTCACGCGGCGAGCGCAAGCGTTGCACGCCAAAGGTTTTCCGTTGTGGTAATGGCGTAGCGACCGGCGTCGAGCGAGTGGTCGGCGACCTTGATCGGGCGGTCTTCACCCTTGGTGGTCGCCTTGTCGTCCCAGGCGTAGCCGGGCGCCTCGGCGACGAACCCGGCGCATCGGTCGGCGACCCGCAGCCGCTTCTCGGCGAGCAGGCTCGACACGACGCGGATGCCGTATGCGACGTCGTTGTCGGCGGCGGCCGTGGTGACGCCGTCGTTGTGGAGCTGCACCCGCAGCGACGCAGCCGACGGATCGGCGACGATCCACTGCGGACGCAGTGCACTCGGGCGCGGCAGGTGCGGGAGCGTGAGCCAGTCGCGCAGCCCGGCGGACAGCTGCGCGTCGGTGAGGCGTGTGCGCGCGTGCGCCGGGTCGTGGCGCCACTCGTCGACCAGGTACAGCCGATCGTCGACGCCCTCGCCGAGCAAGATCGCCGACGTCGGGTTCGTGGTGCCGTAGTCGATCCCGACGGCGAGCAGCCGCGCCATGTCGGGCAGCTCGGCCCACGGCACGACGTGCTCGGCGGGCGACCACATGTCGAACACAGCGCCTTCGGCCGCGACCCATTCGCCCTTGACGAACCGTCGGAACCACAGGCCCGTGTACTCGCGGCGGATCGAGTCCTTGTAGGACTCGGTCAGCGCTGGGTTGTCGTCGAGCGTGAACGCGAACGATCGCCAGTCGGGCAGCGCGTCGAGCCGGTCGAGGTAGCGGCGCCGCACCCAGTGGGCCGGCGAGTCGGGATTCGTCGTAGCGAATAGCTGCGCGCCGGGGACGCTCATCCGGCCGAGCAACTGCACGAAAAACTCTTCTGCGATAACGGTTAGCTCGTCGACGTAGGCACCGCAGCACGTCAGACCGCGCAGCACCTTCTCGGCTTTCGAGTCGCTCGCGCCGAGCACGTACACGACGCGGTCAAGGATGCGCGCGGTAGGCGCACCCGGCGTGTAGTGCACGAGATCGGCGATCGGCCCGAACAGCGACGGGTCTTGCAGCGGCGCGAACACGTTGCGCGCCACCGAGTCCCGCGTGCGGCCGACGACCACCAGCTGACCACCACGAGGCGCGTTCGCGACGTAGATCAACCAGCGAAGCAGGCTCGCGATGGTCTTGCCGCTGCGGATGGCCCCGGACCAGATCGACACGCGCGTCGTCGACTCGCGCAGCGATTCGAGCTGCCTCGCCGACAGCGGAAGATCATTCATCGACAACCGTGGTGGTGGCGATGCCGAGCGCGACGGCGAGCCCGGTCAACATGGACTTGGCGCCCTCACTGCCCTTCTCGGCGTCGATCGCTTCGAGCCGTGCGGCAGCGGCGAGGTGCGTCGACAGCGCGCTCGCGAGTGACTTCTCGTCCTGCGCGGGCACGTGGTCGAGCGTCTTGGTTTCGATGCCGTGCACCGTCGTGGCGGTGAACTTGTAGCCGGACGACTCCAAGCGGGCGAGCACCTGCTCGGCGCGGCCGTAGAGCCTGCTGGTGATCTCCGTGCGGCGGGCGCGGTTGTCGATCTGCCGGGCCTGCGTCGCGGCGGCCGTCTTGCTGCGGTCGAACGACAGGCCCAGCTCGCGGGCGATCACGGTCACCGTTGATGCCGAGCGCCCGGTTACGCGGGCGATGTCGTTGCGGCTCTTGCCCTCGGCGTGCAACTCGCGCACGCGGTCGCGGTCGGCATCGGTGACCGGGTTGTGCGGCAAGGGAAATCACCTCGCCTGCGTCCAGACATGTGACGGCCCCGAGACCGGGGGAGGTGGGTCTCGGGGCCGTCTTGCCGGGGGATGGGCACAGTTCACCCGCTGCGGTTTCGCAGTTTAGGCACACGGGGCCTCAGCGCGGGTGACACGCGAACGCACCGGGGTGGCGAGCGCGACGTCGATCACCTCACCGACCAGGTACCGGGTTCGGCCCTGCGCGTCCGGCGCACGTCGGGTGAGCTTGCCGGTGCGTGCCCACGTGCGCAGCGAGTTCGCCGACAGGTCACGGCCGAGCAGCCTCGGCAACGCGCGGGCGATCTCGGCGGCCGTGCCGAGGTGCTCGCGCGCGGCATCGAGCAGCGCGGCCCGCAGCGCTTCGACCTCGTGCCGGGTCTCGCACTCGCGGCACCGGACCGTCTCCCGGTCGGGTCGGGCGTAGAGATCGGCATCGCAGTCCGGGCACGGTCCGCAGTACAGCCGGGCCGGAGGCAGATCGACCGCCCGGCGTGTCCGCTCGACGGCGTCGGTGATCTCGTCAACCAGCTCGCCGCCCGCCGGGTGGTACTCGATCCACGACGGGTGGCGCCGCAGCCACGCGGCGAGTTCGGCGAGCGTGTCGTCGAGGTCCAGCGGGTCCAGCTCGGCGACCTCGACATTGGCCGCGGTGCGGGTCACGCGGCGCGGCCCGTGCGTCTCCCACAGCTCACGCACCCAGGTCGAGAGCACCGACCGCAGGTCGCGGCCGACCTCGGCGGCACCGTCGTTGTAGGGCAGCCCTACCTCGGCGGTACGGGAACCAACAGGCATCCCTACGCGCGCTTGGCGGGCGATCGTCGTGTCGAGTTCCTCGGCGAGGTCGGCCACGTCGGCGAGGTCGCCGTCGAGCCTGCCGAGGCACACCCCGCACACGTACACGTCGAGGTCGGTCGGGTTGCTGCACCGGGGCGATGAACAAGGGATCACGAAGCCACCGTGTGCCCGAGATGTCACCGGCGGCGGGCACGTCCCAGGCCACGCGGTAACTCTGGGAAGCGATTTCGGGCCACGGGTTCTAGACATAACCGCAGTTATGTCTATTTCTCGCCCGCCCGCCGTAGTCGGGATTCGGTGGCTATCGACGTGGCAAGTTGCAAGGACGGCCCTTGATCGCCTTTAATGACACTCGTCGAACCTGCTGCCCCATTCCTTCCAAGTCGGGGGACCGTCGTTTCCGGCACGTGCACCCGACTGTCGGGCTGCCGTAGGCGGAAGCGGGGAAGGGGCAACGATGGTTCGACGTAGAGGGGTACCGCCTGACGAGGTGCGCGCGCGAGTCGCCGGCCTGTTGGAGTGGGTCGCTCTCGGGGTCGACGCGGTCGGTATGGCCGCTGACCTCTGGGAACTGAGCGGCCTCGCAACAGGTACGAGGCCGCTCGCCGGGACACTTCGCATTGCTGCTCGCAGGCTGCGCGGCGGTAGGTAGCCCCTTGGCGGCGGCCTGCCGGTGACGTGTGGTCTGAACACACGTGGCGGGCCGTCGCCTTCTGCACGCGACGTGCTGGTCGCACCATCGCACTACCACACTATGACACTCTGCGTGCGCGAACAACTTCGGACTTTTTTTCGGACGCAAAAACGGACGGCAAAAACGGGCGTTTTTGTATGTGCCTGCGATCATCTGCAAGTTCGGCTAGCTGCGCTTATCTCGCCGGATAAGGGTGAACCGGTTGTTGAACTGACGGGTGGATCTACTGCCGCGACTCCGTGTTCAGTTGCGGACGGACAAACGGACGGACAAACGGACGGACAAACGGACGGACAGACAGACCGTCAGGCAGACCGTCAGGCAGACCAACAGACTGATTCACGCTTCTGACCTGGTGTTATACGGGTGCTTCCGTGGCTGCGTGCGCTGCTCGTCCTCGCGCGCGTACCGTTGAGGGTGCACGCGCAGTACGGGACCGTGCCCGAGTCCTAGCGTCGCAGGAACCCGTGAACCCTGGAGCCACTCCAGTCCCAGCACTACGAAGCCGGATCGGCAGGCGAGGCGTAGGCGGCGGGACACTTCCATCCCTTCGGGAGTGTCCATGTTGTTGTCGCTGCTGGTCGCCTGCGTTGTCTTCGCGATTGTGGTGAGTGGCTGTGCTGCGCGCGTCGCTCTGTCCAATGCGGACAAGCAACGCCGAGCAGACGGCGTGAAGGTCCTCAAACTGGTGTGGGGTACTACGGGGATCGCTGGCCTGATCGTCGTTGCCGTGAAGCTGCACGAAAGCGGCGTGATCTAGCCGGATGCGGTGCGGTGCCGTCCGCAGCCTGTCGCGGGTGGCACCGCACCGGTACAGCTCACGCCGCCGAGGCGAGCAACTCGCCGGGCTCGGCCTCGCGAGGCCTCGGCACACCCGGCAGTGGGAGCAGGAGCTGCCCGGCGCCCGCCCACACGCGACCGATACGCACCGGCTCGGCGAGCACGATCGGCGACCACGGCTCGACCCGCACTCGCCGATGGGCTCGGCGGGCGCGCTCGTAGTCGGTGTGCGCCTTGCGGCACAGGTCGCAACGGCACCTGTGCTTGGCGTAGCGGGGGTTCGTGCCGTGCGCAGGCAGCACCGCGGGCAACTCGTGCCCGTCGCGCTCGGCGAGCCGCAGGCGTTCCTCGGCGTCGAGCCCACCCCATAGCCCCCACGCCTCGCCGGTAGCGAGCGCGGCGGCGAGGCACTGCTCGCGCACCCGGCACCCGGCACACAATGCGCGACACTCGGCGTCCTCGGCGGGCGACTTCGGCTCGATGAAGTCGACGTCAACGCGGCCCTTGCACGCCGCTCGGGTCTGCCACTCAGGTAGTCGGGGCAGCATCGAGCAGCCTCCGGACGGTGTCGAGCGCGTCGTCGAGCGCTTGTGTGATTGGGGAGTAGGCGACCAGCCGGGCGAGCGCGACCTCGGCGTCGTGCCGGTCGCGGGCCTGGTGGTGAGTAAGGGCGCGGTCGAGGGTCTCGGCCACGCCGGTGAGCGCGTCGCGGGTCTCGTCGGTCATCACGCGGCCTCGCCTGCCGGCTCGGCGAGCGCGGCCAACAGCCACGGCAGTGCGGCCGAAACCTGTTGCGGCACAACGCCGTTACCGAGAATCCGCAGCGCGGCACTGCGCGAGATGCCGGGTACGTTGGTCACACAGCCCGGTTCGACGCCCTGCATCCACTCGACGAACGCCGGGTTCAGGACCCGATCGGCTCGTCGTCCGTCCACAGTGGGTGCAGGGGCGGCTCGTCCGAGGCGGCGTTCCCACCTGGTGATGGCGGGTGCGTAGCCGCCGAAATCCACGCGGCCGGAACCTGGTCCCAGCTCGTGAACTCGTGCGGCAGCGTCCCGGCGGCCAGTTCGAGAGCCTGTTCGAGGCTCACCCCCGAGGCGCCGCCCTGCTCGGCCGGACGCTGCGCCCACCTGATGCCGGTGCGCTTGGTCGCCGTGCGAGGCGTCGGCAGAAGTGCCGTCGGCTCGACGAACTCGCGGGCGATCGTCTCCAGCGACGGGCGCACCGCCGCGCCGGGCGTCGGAGACTGGTTGGTGCCGTAGGGCGTGGCGCTCGCGGTCGGCAAGAGCTGCACCATCGTGCGCAGGTTCGGGCTCCCGTCGCCGTGGTGGCCCGGCCCGAAGCGATCCGACGAGGTCGGAGTCGGCAGCAACGACGAAGACCCGGAAGCGTTCGTGAGGGGCGCCCACGTCGGCAGCGCGTAGGCCACACCACGCCGCGTCGTACCCGAGGTCGGCCAGGTCCGCGAGAACAACGCCGAGTGCCCGCATAGCTGGGCCTGCGTCGTCTCCCAGACACCACGGGCAGGGTTCCACCTGGCTATGGG